TGGGCCGTAGTTGGCCTTATCAATGGCTTTCTGACGATTCTCAAGATTGATCTCTACATCGCCTGTAGCAACAGGACAAGCATCGCCACTCTTTTCTTGGCTTTGTATCTCAATTTCAATCTTTACTGATGGTTCTAGCAAGCCTGTCATGGCAATCCTCATGGAGTTTGTACCATTATCTCACGAAAAAAAAGAGGGTACAAGACCCCCTAAAACTCATGGCAACTGAGTGCCTTATCCTAACAACTTTCTCAGGGTTTCGTTAAGTACTGACATTTCGTCATGTTTATAAACTGACCAAATTCGTGCTTGACCATGAATCCCGTTATGTGAGCCTTGGTGACAATCCTTACAAAGCGGAATACAAAGATACTGCTGATGTTGCTCAATATGGTGAGCATCGGATGGCCCAGACTGACCACATACCCCACAAGGCATCTCTTTGATTCTTGCGAGGTGCAGCCTTTCATGCTTGGTTGGGTTGTTGTTCATTTTGGAACTTTTGTAGTAAATATGACCAAACTGCACCACCAGAAACCTTGGCGATAAACTGAAGTGCCACAATTTCAGGCATCAGAACACCAAATGCAATAGTTGGGAATAACAAAGAATCTACGGCAGCGCCAGCAGTATTTGAGATGTTTGCTCGTTTAATCCATGTTCCTGTCGTTTTCATAAAGACTGCCCAATCTACCAATGCGGCAACAAAGAACGCAACAGCAGAAGCTACTGCAATCATCCCTGCGGCAGGGTTTAACAAATAAGTCAATCCACCTGTGCCGACAATAAGGCATCCCATTTGCCAAGTTTTAAGACGAACATGAAGCCAATCTCTTAATGTCAGATCAAGGCCAATTAGAAAAAAGGCATTTAATGGGCTGATTGATGGGCCAAATGTTGCCACCAAAAGGTTTGCCAAGGTCATTGCCACGGCATAAATAATCAAAGCAAAAATCATAAAAGTGTTTCCTGTTCCATTGGTTGATAAAAATTCCATTTAGATGGTGCGTTAAAAGCCTCTATCCTTGATCTCATAATTTGCGCTCTGGCTTCCTTGGTAGGAGGCAAATAATTGCCATGCTTCCAATGCACATCAATGCCTACATTCCTACCTATATTGGTGCTGTCGGCTGATGCAAATGGGAGTTTGGTAAATATTGCAGGGTCTAGCATCCTCAATCCATGAAGTTTGCAAGCGGGTCTTCCCATGTCATCACAAATAACCCGCATAGCCTGACCGATTCTTACCCACCATTTAGAAGTTCCAACAGTTGCAAAGTCTCCAGAACTACCAATGCAGACCCGAACATATGTGTTTGCCAGTTGTTCAAGACGCTCTAGGGATTCGTGCATATGCCAAACTGGTGCGCCAAACCATGTAGGCAAAGGGCAATCTTTTAGCAAAGCATCGTTATCAGCCTCTGTGCCATCAATCACATCAGGAATAACAGCAAAGTCACACGATGGAACTTTCTTTAGGTTTAATGCCCAATCGTAGAAAGGTTGCCAATCAGTAATTGGTTTTCCTTGCTTCCAAGCAGAAAAAGCACCATTGTCGATGGCAAAGGACTGACAAACCTCAATAGCTGATGCAAGTTGGTCAGAATGTGCAAACGAAACAAACGCATGACCGCTTTCAATTGCTTTGACAGCTACTGTGGCAGGTGTAATTGGTAAGCCGTGATAGTGAATCATTCTATTTCCACCACCAGATTACTGTTTGACCTTATGTGGTCTTTTGTTTTCTGAATGTATCTCTCAAACTCTGATCTTGAGATACTTCCTTGCTGTAGATCAGCATATTCGATCAAATCTCTACAGGCTTTTATCCCTTGACCATCCAAACCCATCCTCATTGTCTCTTGATAGCGAATGGCGGCTTTGTGGAGGCTTTCCTGTGCTTTCTCGCAGATAGGTAGCACCTCTGGGCCAACTCCATTCTTTCCCATCATCTCAGACAGGTTTAGAACATCTACCAAGGTACGCCAATCACCGACAGTTCCTTGCCCCTTAGTGATGGCCTCCAAAGCGGAATACTCAAGCATCCTGAGTTTGTCCAGCTTGTCCCTTTGAGTTATCGCTGCTCCCACTAGGGCATGAGCAATCGGATTGACCAGATTCCAATGCTTTCTCTTGATTTTTTTTCTCATTATCTCTGCCAAAGATGGCTTCCCATCGGTTTGAGTATTCTTCATTGCTTACTTTGAAAGGTCTTGGGGAACTACCCTTGCTCATGTGTTTCCTTTAAACCAATAGATTCTTTTGCCAAAAAAGTAAAGATAAAACCCAAATTTGTAGTCCCATCTAAGATGAATATTGACTGGAGTTCCACCTTCGTTTATTGAAAATCCCCATTTTCTAAAGTATGTAACTGGTGTCATGTTTTTATAAATTTTTGTAAGTTAGGCTTTTGTTTTTTAGCAACAATAGATTCATACTCATCAAGCCGTTTTTGTTTTCTTAATTCTTGTTTTAAATGGCTTCCACAATAATGGACACCATCTAATTCGTACCTACCTTCTATGTTGCATTGAAAAACTTTTCCAGACCATGTTGGAGGTTTATAGGCTTGGCAAGCGTGTTTATCTAAAACACCACTACCTTTGCAACATGGACAAATTAAGTCTTTTCTTAACTTGCTCATGTCTTCATACCCCTTACAAAAGCAGCAAAACTCTGCGCTGTGTCACCAAAGGCTTTTAGCTTCTCAAACTCTTTAGCCACCTCCTCCAGCACTTCGTTTCTTTGAGAGGGTGATACATAAATATCAAAGTAGTAAGGCTGGCCTAAATCTCTCAGGATTTGCTTACCAAGGTTACTTTGCTTTTCAACATCGTTAAAAGCCTCGTCTTCCTCTTTTGTCCATTCAGTCATGTTTTCACCTGTAGAGATTTTGGAATGTAAATGCAAGCCTTATCCTTAGAATTCTTGACATTTACTGGATTAGGCAGAGAGAACCTTTTGCAATTTAGACACTTTGCATCAGGCTCTTTTGGTTTGCAGCCAAGCATTAGATTGCTCTCATGTCGTAGTCAACAGAAGCTGAGTGGTCTGCTTCCTCTAACAAATGCTTCTGTAGGCGCATAGAACCTTCAATCTCCAAGTCACGATATTGCTCCATGCTGAAGATGCCCATCAGCGAAACCTTTTCGTAGATCACATCTTGGATATTCTCGTTATAAACACCTTCCTCGTCTTGCTCGTACTCCATGACGACAGTAACGATTACAGAGCCTTCACCAACAGTTGTGTCAAATTTGTATTGCATTCTTAATCCTTAAAAGTACCCTTGCGAATTGCTTGGGCTGAATATGATTGTATAGATGCCTAAACATTATTGTCTAGGTGTTTACCCTATTCTGTGGTTTTTATTCCAAGACGCTCACTTGCTTGCTCTGATCGCCAGATGTCTGATTTCATTTGTGCAGCAATGAGTTTCCATTTAAGACCCTCCTCACGCTCGGTAGCCGCTTGTAAGCCTCGCAGTAGTTCTTGGTACTCTGGGTGTGCATAGGCTTCTCTTTCCTGTGCTACGCCAGAATCTATCCCTTTGGTCAATGCTTCTTTCATAAGCAAAGCCTTTTTGGTACGCAAGAAGTTCTCGATGTACACACGCTGTGCTTTGGCCTCGGCAAACTTAGGTGCTTGCTCAAGGATAAATTCGATGGCTTTGTAAGGTGCTTTCATTTGTATTCTTCCTCTGCAAGTTGGCAAAAGATAGAACATTCGATGTTCTGTTCTTCAGGGTAATTCCCGTCTGTAGGCTTTAACTCATCCAGATAGCGATCTTTGAAGATGGTTTGCTTCTTAAATCTTTCCAACTTAGCCATTCGGTCAAAGTGTTCTGGAAAATCTACCTTGATTTTGTTCCAGTAACCCATACCCCCCTTGACGCAACCAATACAGTTGTTGTTGTGATACCCAAGGCGATACATCTCTGGAAGTTCAATGTTGGCGTTTCTCAGCATTGCCAAACAATCCTCTTTGCCTAAACCCTTTTCAATCAATGGTGTCCAAATATCCACATCATTATTGGCATCAATAAATCGGTCTAGTCGAGCCTGTTCTTCAGCCGTATAACCAAATACTTGTCTGTCAGTAGCTTCCTCAAAACGCTCTCTGATCTGCTTTTTCAAGGCTCTGGTGCATGGTGCGCCCTTGGGTGTGCGAATGTAGTTCTTCTCAAACACCCGATAGATTGACCTATCGTAGAAGTCATTTCCTAAAATCTGTATCTCTTGACCAAACCACTTCTCACATTCTTTAAGAAAACGCTTGTTATCTGGGTGTTCTTCTTTAACTTCTGTGTAAGCAATGATTAAAGGTAACTTGCCAGCGTTCTCAGCAATTGCCAACTTTGTGGCTACCGCACTTGCAGCACCACAGGAAAACCAACAAACTATTCTCATTCCAGACACTCCTTTACGCAAATATCTACACCAGCTTCACTTGAATAAACCTTCGTAACATGGATGTTGACGATCTGCGAATCATCCTTGTAAACCACTCCATTCATGCCGTCTTCTACGCTTTTGAGGATGTTACTTCCATCGGGCTTACGAATTGGCTTCTCTGAGCCGTTTTGAATGGCCTCAAAGCGTTTTTTAGTGCATGACTTAGGGATAGGTACTCTGATGTACAGATAGAGCGTTACAGGGGTTTCTAGTGGCTCTGAACTTCCCATTGCTTGTTTGGCAGATTCCTTGATTAAGGTTTCATAAGTTCTGGTTTTCTCAGGGGTGTAGGCTTGGACAAAGTTTCCACGCTTTGCGTACCTTGCTCTTTGTTTGCCAACAGGGTTGCCATCAACCTTAAATGAAACGATAAATGTCATTCGAGTAACCCATCCTTAATTCTGTTCATGTAAGTTCTTATGCGATCTCTAGCCCCTACGCCATAGATTCGTTCTGCTCTTTCTAGGCGACCTCTGACAAAATCTCTGTCTTTGGTTGTCTCCCAAGTGCGATAGATTTCCCTAGCTTCTGCGATCTCTAGGATTTGTCTATCGCTTGGGTTCTCTATGTTTTTTCTTGAATAACTCATAACAAGATTAGAAAATCACTTGGGTCATATCTGTAAACATTTATGACACGCTTGCTTGTTTGTTTCCAAGTATTCTTATGTGAGATGCCAAATCGTTGAGCAATACAAATCCATCCCATTGCTTTCCAGAAAATGTTTGATTCAAGATCATCAGCACAGCCAGCACTAAAAGCCATAGTTCCTTGCGTCTTGCCATAGTCAACAACAGTATCCAAAAGCAATCTGCCTCGCAATAATTTTCTAGCATCTGTTTGTAAGCAAATCTGTGCAATCTTTCCTTTTTTACTTATGGCATTAGGAATTCCAAAACTTGCCAAACAAAAACCAACTAGATCGCCATTGCACTCAATGACAAACAATTTGTCGTTACAAACATTACTCCATCTATCACCAGATTTAACTCCAGTAATAGCAGCCTCATAAGCCATCTTAGGAATAAATCCTAAACTTACACTTTCCTTTTTTGACAAGGAAACGATGTAAGGCATATCTTCTAACTTTGCTAATCTAACTTCACCTAAATCATTCGACATTTAGATCACCAGTTAATTCCAAGGCT